TGAAGCGGTCAGGCGCCGGACCATCTCTGCCGTATTCGGCTCACCTGAATACGACCTATGCGGATCGAGGTGGACACCGAGATCGCGATACGAGATCCAGGGGAGCCCAACACAATCAAGGCCGCTGGATGAGCGGCCTTGGTGGACGAAGCGGGTATCGATGTAGCGGCGAGCGGCCGCGACCAGCTCGCTCACGGCCCCATTCCCTCTGGGGCGGGCTCAAACACCGGCGCGCCCATGCCCGGACCGCTGCTGGCGTGCGGCGTCTCCAGTTGCGCCGCGTCGCCAATCGGGATGTCAGGCTCGCCACGGAAGTGCAGCACCCACTCTGCGCCGAACCAATGTGCGCAACCCCTGCTGCTGTCGCGTGCATTGTGGTTGCAGTCCGGGCGGTAGCGGAGCTGATCGCCGACTTGCACTGGAAAGTCAGTCGGGAAGCGGAGCGTGATCTGACCGCCCGCAGTGTTGCTGTCGATCTCGTTAGAGCGGCCGGCATTCAGTCCTGACACCCACACGACCAGGCCAGGGGCCAGCGAGTTCGTGGTCAAGCCAGTGGCAGGCGTGACAGTGAAGGTGACGGTGTTTTCCAGCCCCAGCGAAACAACCTCTGCATCGACCAGCAAGGCTTCCGCGTCGAACCCGCACCAGCCACGGCGCAGCTGCGGGCCGGGAATCAAGCTGCCGATGGGCTGTGATCCGAAGGGCGCGCGGCAAGTCAATGAATCCTTCTCGCAGACCGACTGCTTGAGCTGTGCTACCAGGCCACGAATCTCGTTGACAAAGCTCAGGCCATTGGCGTCGATGGTGATTTGGCCAACGGTTCCCTCTTGCAAGGTGACGTGACCCATGGTGAGGTCTTCGAAGTTGACCTCCATCACCTTGCATGCGGCAAAGTCGTATGCGCCGGCGCGGATATCGGCTTCGCTGACCGGGATGTCGAACACCGGCATCAGGCTCGTGGCCTCGGCGTTGTCGACCGACATGTCACCCCGGAACTGCAAGGAGGTCGGCTCAAAGCCTACGGCTGCGCTGTAGGTCATCTCGCCGTACCCATCGTCATAGACGACGTCGCGATCAAGCGTCGTCACGCCGTACGCCGAAAAGCCGGGCGTGACGGGGGAGATTTTCATCAGCAGGCAAGTGGTGTTCCCGGATTCATTCTTGTGCGCTTGCAGGGCAATCGGGATGTGCCGCCCCATCAGCCGAAGTCCTCTTCCAGCTCGATAGTGGCCTCACGAATGCCGGTAGCGACCGCCGTCAGCGGGTTGTAGTCGCTGGAGAAGTTGACGCGCACGTCGAACTTGCCCCACCAGAACAGCGCCTTGCCACTTGGCCATGTGGTCACGGGCGTGACCAGACCGGTTTCGTCGTCAACGGTGACAGGCACCTCGACATCGTCCTCGTCACGTACCACCACCTCCAGCGGCAGGGTGATGGTGCGCGTGTAAAGCGACGGTCCGAACAAGTAGTTGCGCACCAGCTGCTTTGGATCGTCGGTCGCATCGCCACTGCCGATGAGCTGGCGCGTGGCAGTGAAATCGTTGTAATCCCGGAACCGGAACGAGGCGTAGCTGCCGCCTGCCGCCATAAAGGCGGACAGCAGAACCTCCTTTTCCGATTCGGTAAGCGTGGCAAAGTCGGCCGTGTACTTGTGATGCGGCATGGCCCATTGCTTGCGTCGCCGCGTCCGCCCGCTCTGCAAGTCAACCTTGAGCGTGTTCCAGGCCGGGCCGCCGGTGAAACCAAAGCGGTAACGATCATTCAGGCGCGCGTCGATGAAGGCCATCAGCCGTTCCTCCGCGTTGCCTGGCTTACTTTGCGACTGGTGTCAGATGCAATCTGGCCGGCGCTGCGAGGGTCAATACTGCCGCGCACCTCGAACGTGTAGTGCGATGGGCCGCCGCCAGATGAAACGGAAGGCGCGCCACCGCGGTTAAGGTGGTCCAGGTATCCGCGAGGCAAATGACGAACTGCGTCGGAGTTCAGCACGTATTCCCCAGCGTGCACGATGCCGGCGGGCTGGTTGCGCCTGCCTGGACCTGTGTAGCCGCCGGATGAAAAACCCCAGTCACTTGAAAAAAGCGAAGCGATAGTTCCGGTCCAGTTCGTGCCGTCAGCAGCCTGTCCGCTGCTACCCATGCTGCCTACACCTTGTACGATTTGCTTGACCAACTGCTGGCTAAAAAAGCGTGCGAGCTCGGCATTGATGTCATCCAGGAAGCCCTTCCAATCCAACTTGCCGGTGCGGAAGAACTCCTCAAACATGCCTTGCATGCTGCCCAAGACGCCGCTGATGGCATCGGCGGTTCGGCCAGCCACGTCGTCAGCAGCCGCCATGTAGTCTTCGAACGCGCGCACGGCGCCGTTCTTCCAGTCGGCCTGCATGCGATCGCGTTCGGCGTAGTAGTCGCCCTCCATCTGGAGCATGCGGTCGCGGGAGGCGCGGAGGGCTTCTTCCTGCTGGCGCCAGCTTTCGGAGTCCTCCGCCACGCCGCGATCACGCAGGGCACGCAGGCCGTCTTCGTACTCGCGGGCAATGTCCAGTGCGCGCCGCTGCCGCTCGACCTGGTCGGCGCCGCGACCGATGCCCATCAGGTCAATCTCATTGGCCCGCGCACGATTGGCCTCGCTGACTTCCAGTTGTGCGTTCAGGCGGATGAGGTCTTCCTTGAGCCTGGCCTCCTGCGTCATCGCCGAGACCTGATCGTCGGTCACCTTCAGCTGCTCAAGCGAGGCCTGAATCTCGGCGCGCTGCGCGGCCGTGAGCTTCGTGCCCAGAGATTCCATCTGCTCCATGACGCGCACGCGCAGCCGCTGAGAGGTGGTCAGGTTTTGCTCGGTGCCCAGTTGCTCCTGGTTCAGTGCAATCTGCTGGCGAAGCTGCTGCAGGATGGGTGCGCCGAAGTCCGTGGCCTTTCGTGTTCCGTCCTTCTTGGCGCTTCGCGCGGCAGCCTGTTCACGCGCTTTGGCGATCTGCTTTTCGATTTCAACTTCTGACTTTCCTGCCTTAAGGCCGGCAATTCGAATTTCTCCAATGTCGCGTTCAAGCCGCTCACGGTCCGTCAGGTACTTCAGCGTGACTTTCTGGAACTCGTCTTCGGCGCGGATCTGCGCCGAGTCCACCGTGCGCGTCGGCGGGGTGATGGAACTGCCCGCCTCGATGAGCTGCACCTTTGGCCGACTCAAGCGCTGAATTTCGGCCTGCGCGTCGCGAATCTGGCGCTCGCGCATCTCCCGCTCGACGCCCGACATGCGGGGATTCAGGCGGATATCGTTCTGCCACATCTCGATGTCGCTGCGCAGATCCGTCGGCGTGGTCTTGCGGCCAATGCCGAGCATCTCGTCCCATGCTTCGGACGCCGCGCTCTTGATGCCCTTCCACGCGCGCTCCAGGAAGCCCAGGTTCTCGGTGACCTGTGGAATGCGCGAGTTGATGGCGCCGGCGTAGGCCTCGATGGCGACGGTAGCCGCGTCCGCTTCCCTGCCCTGCTCCTGCAAGGCCTTGATTTGGTCGTAGGTCGACCGCGTCAGGAAGTGGTAGGTGTCGTTGAGCTGGAGAATGGCGCGGACGGGGTCTTCGCGCAGCTTAAGGAATTCCTTCACCGTGTCCTGGACAGCCTTGCCCGTCCCGGCGCGCATGTTTTCCGCAGCGGTAGCAACCAAGGTGATTTGGTCAGCCGTGAACCGGCCGGTGCTGGCGACTTCTGCCAGCGCGGCCGCTGCGCTGCGCGTGGTGACGCCGGAGATGGCGTCCATCTGCGTGGCCATGTCGGCCAAGGCATCGGCGGTGGTGTCGGCATAGTTGCCGGTGAGGATGAGCGCCTTGTTGAACTCGACCGATTCCTGGGCGCCCTTAAAGTAGGCGGTGCCCAGCGCGGCGACAGCGCCAGCGGCGAGCGTCAGCGGATTGATGAGGCTGGTGATGTACCCGGCGCTGGCGCGCAGCGCGGGGCCGATGCCGCCGAACACGTCCTTCAGCTGGCCGCCCTGCTGCAAGAGAACCTGCAGGGGCTTCTGGCCGCTGGCCAGGCCGGTGAAGATGTCGGTGAACTGCATCGGCAGCTGGCGCTGAGCCGCAATTAGTTGCTTCTGCGAAAGCGCCAGTTTGTTTACGTTCTTCTCGGCACCGTTGAGATTCTCGCGGAATCGCGCGAGAGACTGATTTGCCGAGAAGAGCTGCTTGTCGCTGAACGTGGCCTTGCGCCACTCTTCTGCCACGGCCTTGGCGGACTTTGCTGTCGCCTGACTTGTCGCATTGAGGGTGTTGAGCTGCTGCGTTGCGTTCGCGACACCATCGGTCGTGACCTTGATTCCGAGGGTCGCGATATCAGCCACGCTTTTTCTCCATCTGCGCAAGTGCCTCCGCTTCCATCGCGCGGAGACATTCGAAGGTGTCGGGTTGCTCGTCGGCGGGAACGCCAACCAGCGAAAGCACCGCAGGCAGCGCGGTGTAGTCCAGGCCAGTGGCACCGGTGTAGCCAACGCGCCACTGGGTTTGCATCGCGATGAAGACGTTCAGCGCGATGAGGTTGTCCGGCCAGACGTCGAACTCGTCGTCAAGCTCGGGAAAGTCGTCCGGGGAAAGCCCCCAAACGGCCAGTTCTGCAGCCGGCGGCTTCGCGGCGGTGGTGCTATACAGCGCTGCCACCGCCGCAATCAGTTTCCCCGGCGAGCCCCGCGAATCTCGTTGAGGTACTTCTCCAGCACGGCAAAGCCGGCGCCAGCGTAGTTGTCGCAGAGCCGGCGAATGTTCTCGTCACTGAACTCGTCGTCCAGATCCCAGCCCGCTACGATTTCGCGGAACACGCCGACCTCATCGTCGTCTTCGCGTGCTTTCAACCATTCGAGCACTTGCGATCGCGTCTTGTGCTTGAAGGTGAACTCGACCTCGGCCGGGCGAGAGCCCGGCACGGGGATACCCACCTTTGCCTTGAAGGTGGGTTCGGGGTTGAGCTTCAGACGCGCCATCAGGAGGCGTACCGAACCGGCTCGGCCAGCAGCGACAGCGTGACCTGCACGGTCATCAGCTCGTTCACGGTCAGCGACGGGATGGTCGACAGACTGATGAAGGCGTTGTAGAGCAGAATCTGGCCGTTGCTCAGCGTGATGCGCACGGCGCGCGGCGCGCGGTCATCGTTGGCCGCTTTGGCCAGGATGTAGCCCGGCAGATTCGGGTCATCGGCGATGGTGAACGTGACGCCGGCCGCGGCCTTGTAGGTCGGGATGCGCTTGGAGCTGTCCGACTCCAGGAACTGGTATTCCAGGAACTGCTGATCGCCACCAACCGAGGTGGAGTCGGTGATTTGCGCCAGCTGCGTCCAGCCAGTGACTTCGCGCGCACTGCCGGCGCCGCCGCCGTTCGGGTACACGCTGGTGGAGGTGGTGTCGATACCTTCCAACTCGAACGTGCCGGTGGTGGCATCGTCGACGCGGATGATTTTGTCGGTCAGACGGGACCAACCGCTGGTGACCTCGATGATGTCGCCATCGGTGAAGCCATGCGCGGCAGCGGTGGCCACGCCCGGGTCGGCGTTGGAAATGGCGGAGATGTTCTTGACAGAGCCATAGCCGCTGGCGATGGCAATGACGGAACCGTTCGGCAGGGAGACGGCCATGGAGTTTCCTCAGGTTGCGGGCACAAAAAAGCCCGCATGCGCGGGCGGGATTTCGGCCAAGGGCCGGATTTCAGATGGTGTCGGCGCGGTATTCGAACGACACGGGGACGGCGAACGACTCCGGCTCCTGGATGCCAGGGCCGGCGCTGGCCGGGGAAATGACTTGCACGGTCACCGACCCACTGGTGTAGCGGCCGTTGACCGGGAACTGCTGATTGAGCTCGGCGGCGATGCTCAGCGCCGGCCCTCGGCCCGTGCCGATGGGGCGCACGATGCTCACCTGGAACACGCCGACGTAGCCTCGATGCGATCCCTGCAGGTCTTCACTCAGGGTCTGCGCCGGCAGCAGGTAGGCACGCAGGTATGTCTCGCCCTGGTTAGGCGTGAACGGAGCGTTTTCGTAGGCCACGCGCAGCGCCGGCACGCGCGCAGCAGCCCACGTCGAGAGCCGCGTCTCCAGAATGGCGCGAACAGCCTCAGTGCTCATTGCCTGGTCTGCTCCGCGACAGCTGCGTTGACGAAGGTCTGAAACTCAGCGACGGTCAACCGAACCATGCCTTGCGGCGCCTGGCTCTTGCTGTGGCCGTACTCCAAGGGGATGGCGTATGGCAGCGAGTTGGTCAGGTAAATCTCTTGCCCAGGCACCCAGCCGTTGAGCTGGACACGCACGCGCTCGATGGTCTTGCCGCCAGCCTTGTCGGTGCTTGGCGTAGTCAGCGTGTCAACGCGACCGAAAGCGACATTCCAGTTGGCGCGGAAGCGCCCGGTGTCGACCGGGCTGCGCATGACGACACGCGTAGCCAAGTCCAGGCCAATCTTGCGCACGACGTGCGTCGGTGCCGCCTTGGCCTTGTCGACGAAATTAGCAATGTTCAGTGCGAACACCTGCGGCGTGTCAGCCACGCAACTGCGCCTCGAATAGCACCGGCATGCCGGCCGGGCTGGTGGGCTTGACTGCGATGATTTCGAAGTCCTTGCCCTGCCATGTCAACTTATCGCCCTGCCTGGGCTCTTGGTAGGGAGCCAGGAGCGCGCGCTGGTCGCCTTGCAGGATCAGCGTGCCGTCGATGTACTTCTGGTCGTAGGCGAACACGGCGGCGGTGGTCGCCAGTTCGGTTACCGTGACCGGCGTGGTGCCCGTCGATGGGTCGTACGCGCCGGTCGTCTGCCGCTTGATCGTCGCGGACGCGCCGAACCGCTGCAGCAGGCGCGTGGCCGTGGCTGCGGTGGCGGCGTAGTTGAAGGTGGTCACTTGGTGAGCCAAGGCTTCGTGACTGCTTCTTCCTTCACGATCCGCTGCCACTCGGATTTCGGGACGCCCTGGTCGCGCAGTTCGACGATGCGCCGACCCATCCACGCGACTTCTTCCTGTGGTACGCCGCTCAGCTCAGCCAGCATTGCGGCACCGTTGTAAGTGCCGTCGGGATTGCGCCACTTCGCGAAAGCTTCCATTAGCACCTCACCACCGGAATCTGCGCACCGCCGCCATCGAGAAGCAGACCGGCCAGCAAACCGTCGACCACCGCGTAGCGGATCCACTGGCGGGCGCCGTCGGCGTACGTCACCGAGATCGGCCCGACCGTCTCGGACTTCACCTGCGCGCCTTGGTCGGCCAGCAGCTCGCCGGCGGACGCGCGCACGGCCAATTCGGCATTCGCCCGCTGCACCGGCACCGGAACGACATCAGCGGCGATGCCGCAAGCGCCAGTGCGCGGCCAGTCCAGCGCCTGGGTGGTCGTGGTACGCGTGCCGCACCAGCGCTGACCGTAGGCTTGGCCCATGTAGTCCGAGCCCAGTCGCAGCGCCTGCTCTTTCTGCTCGGTGGCCAGTGCCGCCCAAGCGGTATTGCCGCGGGCAGCAAAATACGTGTCTGCATCCGCGACCGAAATGTACGCCTCGGCATCGGCCAAGCCGGTGCCGTCTTCGATCACGATGGCCATGGGTTACTCGGCCGCCGGCTCGTCGCCGGCCTCGCCGCGAGCGGCGACAGCCTCATCGTACAGACCTTGCAGAACCGCCTTACTGGCGTTTCCCTTGAACTCGATGCCAAGCTCGGTCAGCTTTTCTTTCAGCTGCGCTGCAGTGAGATCGCCTTCCGACTTCTCACTCTCCTCGACGGCCTCGACTTCCTCGACCATCTTGTGCTTGAGCAGGCGCGCCACTTCGTGACGCATCACAACGGCTTCGTCGCCCTTGACCAGATCGACATGGCCCACCGTGCACGGCTTGCGCGCGCGGATGCGGATACGGCCGTCGACGCCCTTCAGGCCTTCAATGGAACTGTGCGGTGAATCGCTCACGAAACTCTCCTCTCGCGTGTAGGCTGGCCAGACCGCGCCAAGCGGCCCGTTACCAGCGACTCGGACCGGGCAGAACACATCCCGAGCCATCTTGTGTGCTTCTTCGACGTATCCCGCATCGCCGCCGTAGCCATCACAGCCGGCTAGAATCACGACGCTCGCGCCCATCGCGAAGGCCACCCAAGCGGCTACCATCCCGGAAAGCACGAAGCGCGGACACTGCGGCCAATGGCCGAGGCGGTACGTTGCGTACCGATGCGGGCTGATGATGGGTGCATCCGATAACCCGCGAAGCCAGTCGCCCATCGGCATCTGTTCGCGGCTGTTGCGCTCATCCATCGCCAGCAAGTAATCAGGCCGGCGAAGATGCGCGCCGTGGCCATTCGTGCTGATGTAGACATCAGCCTCAACGCCTTCCAGGTCTTGCGCCAGGCGGGCTGACCCGCCCATCACGCAAATCCGCTTGCCCTGGTGCGCGAGGATGAGTTCCCGAAAGTCATGTAGCAGCGGCCCCACCTGCAGCGGCGGAACCCACGCGGCATCACTGGCCCATGGCCGGGGCTTGCCGTGAAAGCAAACCACCTTCGCATCGCGCGGAACACCGCGCTGGCAATGGGCCTTGAAGCTGTAGACCGGCTCGCTGTCTTGCCAGCGCGCTGCGTCTGCCAGATGGTCCATCAGAAACCCCTGGTCGCCCCATTTCGGCCAACGTTGGTTGGTGGCCATGTGGGCGGCAGGGTCGGACAGCCATACTTCCCATACGCGGGCGCGATCGCGCGCGGTGACGTACATGAAGCCAGAGCCGATGATGTCCGGCTGGGTGAAATCGCGCAGGACAGTCGTACGTGCCGGCTGTGCCGGCAACTCGCGCACGACAGTGTCCAGATCAATCATCAGGACATCGCCCTGCAGCGACGGTCCAAACATCTCCATCTTGGCCCACCAGCCGGGCCAGTCATGTTCAAGCGCCACGCAATCCACGCCCTTGACCGGCGTGTCGGTCAAGCAAACCAGACCGGGTACCTGCCGGGCCAACCAGCGCACATGCTCGGGGCCGAAGTCTCCGCCGGACCGCAGCACGCAAGCCTTAATCATTCAAACACCAGGACGGTGAGGTCGCAGCGATAACGCGGATACGGCACGGCAATCGTGTCGATCAGGTCACGGCCCATCAACTTGACGTACTCGTGCGAATCGCGATTGAACACGGGTGGATTGCCGGGGCGGCGCCACTGACGGCCCATGACCTCGCCGATGACCACTCGCTCATACGACGTCGTGGCTGCCAGCAGGTCGGTAATCTCGTCGTCCGGGATGTGCAGCAGTACCGTCCACGCCAGCCATGTCTCGGCCGGCTGCCATTTGGTGGCATAGCGATATCCGGGATTTGCAGCAGCCGCAGCGGCCAGAGCCACTGGGTTGATATCGAATCCCGCATAGCGCTCTGGCGCGAACGCCGGCGCCAGCCGGCCATCTCCACACCCGAACTCGAACACCGAGCCGCGACATGCGCGGCCCAGTGCCTGAAAAAGCCCAGCCTCCGGGAATCGTTCCCCGCGAGGGGTGATGTCCCGAAGGCTGGTATTGCCCCGCCAGAACTCGGCGGGGCTTGGCATCACTTGTTGAATGCAAGGGCCATGACGCCGGCCGTGTGCTTCCACGACGTGGCGACCTTGTCCCAGTTCGCGCCAGTGGCCAGTTCCGTCGAGGTCGGCGACTTGCCGCCGGTGGCGGTATCCCAGGCGAAGCCCTTGAGGGCCAGGCCATACGAGAAGTCCGCCTGGAACGTGGTCACGATGCGTTCCTTGCCGTTCGTGGTTTCGATGTTGGTGATGAGGTCGGAGCCGTCGTACACGGTCGCCGCACCAGCCACCAGACCAAGCACCTTGACGTCATTGGTGGTCGTCGACGGGGTCTCACGCAGCGCCGGGGCATCAGTGACGATGACGCGCTTGCCCAGGATGTCGACGATGTTCACGCCGCTGGCCTGGAACAGGTTTTGCGCGTTGGCCAGGTTCTGGCCGACCAGGCTGTGGTACTGCGCGCCATCCATGACGTTCGCCACGATGAGACCGCTTTGATCACCGAACAGCGCATGCGCATTGTTGATGTCCGCATAGGTCAGCGGGCCGGTATTGCCGTCGTAGCAGGTGTTCGTGGTGCCGGCTTCGATGGCTGCCACCAAGGCAGCGATGGCCTGGTTCAGCTGACGCTGCAGCAGGGCTTCGGCCAGGTTGCGGGAGATGACTTCGACAGCCTCGCCGGGAGCCTTTTGCACCCACGCCAGCTGGCCCGGCTCCCACTGGATGGGACCGAAGCCGCCGGCAACCTTCACGCCGATGGCCTGAAGCTGTTCCAGGTTCGTCGCGGCCTGAGCGGCGTTCGTGGCGTAGCGGTCCACGTCGCGAATCGCGGTATGGATGCCCTTCCAGAAGTTCTCGTAGCGGTAGTCGCCCTCGAACGCGGCGTTCGTCAGCGTGATGGCGCCGCCCGAAGCGCCGTTGAACTTATCGATCATCTGGGCGAGCGTTTCGATGGTGGCGGTCTGCACCTCGCGGTTGAAGACCTTCATGTTGGTCAGTGCCATTACTTATTCCTCTGCTTTGGCGAGTCGGGCGTTGAACGCCGCGACACGCCCCGCCTTGTCATTGACATCGGGGAGCTTGTCGCCGTTATTGGGATTGCCGCGGTTGCCGTGGCCGGCACCGCCGCCGTTGGTGTCGGGCGCTGCGACGAAACGCTTGCCTGCGTCGCTGCCTGCCCACTCCGTGATGTGCTTGTCGAGATCGACCTCACCAGCCTTGACCACGCGCTTGCCGTCCACGTCCACGACCTGTACGCCGCTGCCCAGCAGGGCCTTGGCCGCTTCTATGTAGACGGGATCGGTAACGCCAGCCTTCGCCAGCGCCTGGGACAGCGCCGCGTCCTTCAGCGTGCCGCTGTAGGCTGCGTCGATGTCGGTGGTGCGCTTGTTGGCGGCCTCAAGGTCGGTTTGAGCCTTCTTCGCTGCCTTCGTGGCCTCGGCCAGTTGCTGCTTGAGCTGGTCACGCTCGGCTTCGACCCTTTCAAGGTCGGCCGGGTCGATTTCCGAATTCTTGCGCAGCTTCTTGACCTCGCCCAGCAGTTCGTCGCGCTTGGCGACCAGCGGGGCGGTGGCTTTCTCTACGGCAGCCTCAATGGCTGCACGCACCTCAGGTGCGTTCAGATCGATGTCACTCACGGGGTTGCGTCCTCAGGACAGGTTGCTGGGCTCGGCCCAAAGAAAAAGCCCCGCTCGGCGGGGCTTGGAAATCAGGGAAACGGCAGGTGCTGCTCTCTTTCGAACGCCAGTCCACCACGCTTCGGCCCTTGCGGGCTGCCGCCGGGGCCTACGCTAGGCAGGACCCTATCAGCGCGGGCCGGTAGCTTGCCGGAACCGCTGAATTACTCCACCACCACGCGCTTGCTAGTTAGCAGGCAAGCGACGCAGAGGTCGTTTTTGACGTTGCCGATCTTGGCCTGGATGGTCTCGCGACCGCCGCAGTGCGGGCAGGCTGGCCAATCGCGCGCGGACTGGCGGGCGCGTCGCCGCACCTGCCCTGCCGGGCTCAAATCTGGCCCGCCCTTGATTACGCGCAATCTCGGCATCTTGGGAAATGATGACCACTCTTACGGCGTAGTCAAGCCTTCCCGCGCAGACAGCTGCGCCAGCGTGAGCCAGCGGCCGCGATCATCGTAGAACTTGTCGAACGTGACCTCGCCGGCGCGCAGAAGGCGCCCGCGCTCGGGACCGAGAATCTCGTCCTGGCGCGCCGCACTCTGCCGGCCCAGCCATGCACCATAGGTTGTGTCCGCCGGCACCTGCCCGTCCATGCTCGCGCGCGTCGCGGCCGGCATCTCGTCGGTGTCGATGCCCAGCTCGCGCCAGGATTTCAGCACCGGCACGGACACGCTGCGGCAGTTGAAATGGAGCCGGCCAGGGCCATCGCCCCAGGGCACCTTATGGCCCACTGGCTTGTGCGGCACCGTGGCGGTGTAGTTCAGGCCATCGCGCACGCGGCACATGGGGCTGGTGCGCGAGTCCAGTGTGGACACCCATTTGAGCGCCTTCACGATGTCCGCATTGGCGTCGTACGTGAGCTGTCGTGCGGTCTGCGCCGTATGCGAAATCGCGGTGCGTACAACCGCCTCAAGCTCGCGACGCGGCTTGGCCAGCAGGCCGTCGGCGTAGTTGTTCGCCCGGGTGCCGCGAATGGCGCGCACAATCTCCGGTACCGTCCGGCCCTCAACGAACCCAGCGCGCACGGCGTTGCGGATGCTGGTGGCCCTGCTCTGCTCAAGATCAGCCATCCACCCGGCCAGCAGTCGCCCCTGAAACGGCCGGCTCAACGCTGCGGCGTAGACCTGGGCGGCCGAAACACCCTCGATGGGAGCCTGCAGCGCAACAGCCGCTGGCACCGGCGCGCGTAGCGCACGCACTTCATAGGCCGCCTCGTAGGTGGAAAACCGATCAAGCTCCGCCTGCATGGCCACGTAGATGGCGTCGTAGGCGGCGCGATTGGTCGCGCGCACGGCGGTGAGCAATTCCTCCAGGCGTTCGACGGTGAAGCTGGTGGCCTCCATGCGCATGAGCGCTTCGGCCAGCTGCGCAGCCAGGCGCGCGTCGCTGCGGTTGAGCAGCGCAATCATGCGCCGTACCACGTCCATGCTGTAGCGCTGCAAGTCGACCGCGTGGTCGATAGCCTCGTCCTGTAGTGCGGCGTTTACGGTTGGCATGTTCGCCTAGACCTGCATCAAAAGGCGGGGATTGGTATACACGTCAGGCCGTCTCTGGATCCTCATCGCCCGAGCCCATCATGCCCAGCGGCGGACCCTCTTCGGCGACAGCCGCCGCCTCGGCGTCTGCGTCCACCTCAGGCGCCAGATCACCGCGGCGCTTAAACTCCTCGATAGCCGTCTTGCGGCTGATAAGTCCGCCCTGCCAGATATCCTTGACCAGCGTCGCCGAGGCATCGCCCAGCGTGGTTTCGCCGTAGCCGTCGTACAGCTCGACAGTTCCCGCTTGCTCGACCGGGATGCCGGCAAACATGGCGGTGAACACGAGAGCCTGGTCGAGCGCGTCTTCGAAGTTTTCAGCGATGCGCTGCAAGTCGGACTTGTTGCCCTCGGCGTCGTTGGCGGACTCGGTGGCGCTGCGTTCGCCAGGCTTCTTCACCAACAGCTCGGCGCCGGACTGAATCATCTGTTCGTCCAGGGCCGAAAGCGACTCAGCGCCAGCGGAGATGGCTGCACCGGTGTGCTCGACCCACTTCATATCGGCCTGCATGGGCAGCTTGACCGCAGTCGAAGCGCCAACCACCAACTGCGTCTGATCATCGGCACCGATGATGGCCAGGATGGGAACGCGCGCGGCGTGCAGGATGGTGTCCTGGTCGCTCTGCGACTGCCAATGCTTGATGTTGAGATAGGCCACGTCCAGCAGCGGCGGTTTGCCCACCATAAAGGACTCGCGCACGCCATACAGTGGCACGAACGGAATCACCGACAGCGAGGTTGTGCCGGACTCCACAAGGGTCCAGCTGGATTTCTTTTGCGCATCCGTGGCCTGGCGGTACACCGACCACCCACCCGGGCGCAACACGCGCACCTGCGCCACTTGCTTGGTGCCGAACTCGCCGTCTTCCTCCTCGAAGGATTCCAACAAGCGCAGCTGGGAGAGCTGCACTTTTCCGTCCACGGTCTTTGCACGCCAGCCAAGAATCTGGCCGTGCTTCACGCGTACCCAGTAGGGCCGCTGCCCGCTGGCTTCCTGATCGGCGCGGCTACGGAAACCGCCCTTCGGCGCGCGCGGGTAGTCCACAAGGATGCCGGCCAGACCGTACCCAAGCGGTTCGCGGAACATCTCGGCTGCGAAGTTTTGCAGGCTCACGCCCTGCTGGTCGATGTCCTCAGCCCAATTCTCAATGCTAGGCGCCGCGCCTGAAATCGTCAGCGCCTTGGAGAAAGGCTTGCCGGACATAACGTTGACCGTGCGCTTCCACGCCGGGAACAGCGTTGCCGTATGCAGGCGCGCCTTGTAGGAGGCATCTTCCTCGGCCGGCCACTGCGGCAGCAGGCTCACGCCTGCCTTGCGCATGGCGGGCGTGCCGCCATCCAGGGCTTCGAGCTTGCACCACTGCTCTTGCAGCGCTCGAATCTCGTCGTTCGGTTCGTTGACGGCAAGCGCCATTTCAAATCCTCAGGGGTTGCACGACCGCCAAGCGGTGTTGAATTGGGTAGCGGTAGCAAATGAAATAGCCGGCGGCGTCCACGACGTGATCAAGTCCACCGGACTTGTCTGGCTCGCCGTGCTTGTCATACGCCTGCTTCTCCAGTGCCTCGACAAGCTCAGGACAGCCTTGCGGATTGACGCGGTAGCGCCTCACGCCTTCGCTATGCACCATTTTGTTAACCGCAAGCACGCGATCTTTCACGCGCGGATTGGTCGGATTGGTCCGGACGCTGAAACCAGACTGACGCAGGATTGCATGGTCAGACTCGCTGGCGTTGTTGCTCTTGCGTGACTGGCCACTGGCATCTGGGTAGACGATGATGGGGTGGCCGGGATAGTCGCGCTTCAACAGCGCCGCCATCGCTGGTGTGTCTAACACGCCCGTAATCTCCGTGACCGCGTAAGGCTCATCGCCGCGCAGGACATGGATGACCGCCGACATCTTGCCGACATTGAAGTCCATGCCGACGTGCAAGGCTTCGGCCGTCTTGATCCCCTCGCCAAGCGGAACCGCATTCAACTTGCGGTCGAACTCCGGATACACGCTACCGGCCACCAGGTTGACGAACTCGCCGTCCAGGTAGGCCGCTAGCAGGTTGCTTGGGTAGCTCGCGCGCAAACTTTCGATGTAGCCATCTGGCAGGTTGCGTGCATTGGACATCGTGCTGGCGCGGATGATGCGATAGCCATCGACAGGATTGCGCTGCCAGCGGTCATACACGAACCGGAAACCTTCCGGTGTGGTCGCCACGCCTACCGTGTTCAAACTCCCGTCCGGCTTCTTCTGCCGGTTGCGCGAGATGATTTTGTTCCAGGCCTCGCGCGCCTTTTCCTCCGGCAGCGTGTCCATCTCATCCACCAACGAATCAGCAACCTCGTAGCCGATGATGCGCTCTGGATTGTCCATCGTGCGGAAGATGATGGCGCCCGCATCCTGGATGTGAATCATCTTGTCGTTCTTGTTGGGCTTGAACCGCAGCCCCATCTCTTCCAACTGCTCGTAGAAGCGCGGGAAGCCGATGGTGGTTACCAGGTCGTACGTTGGCAGGTAGTAGCCGACGTTCTGCTTTGGGTACTGCAGCTTGCGCGCCATCGCGCGCGTGACCGCTGCATGCGTCTTACCGGACCCGAAGCCAGCAACGAAGGCCGGGAACTGCTCCTTTGCGGTGACGAAGTCGAGCTGCGGCCTAGTGAGTCTTATCTGCCGGACGTTCGTCGTCATAGCACAGGAACTGAATCACCGGAACGCCGAGCTGTTCGACGCGCGCCTCCATGTCAACCTTCTCGGTCGGTTTTCCCCAGCCGCGATCCAGTAGGGCGATGGCGGCGGTGATGCGGTCCTTGGGGTCGCCAGTCTTGTCCAGCATCAGCAGCTTCAGCGTATCCACGGCTTCCACTGTGACCGCCCGGCACAGCTCCGTCAGGCTCTCGCCGTTGGGTCCCGTCCTGGGACTGCGGCCACCTGGGTTGCCAGACTTGCCCTTCTCCCAGGTGGTTTTGTTCTTATGCTTCTCGCCAGCCATTACCGGATATCTCCGCGCTTGCGCGCCTCCTGCATGCAGGCTGCGGTCGCAATGCGCTGCTCAAGCAGGGATTCGGCGTAGTCGCCAGCGGCGTAGCTGTAGAGCATCCAGGCCACCAGTGACTTCTCAGCGGGGCTTGGCAATGCCGGCAGGCGTTTGGCTGGCGGGTCGAACTGCGCGCAATCGACCTTCGGCGGCAGATAGGCGAGCTGCTTGCTGCCCGAGGTCGCGCACGAGTTCAGGGTCAGGAGCAGGACACACAGCAGGAACTTGGATGGTGCGATCACGATAGCGGACCTCAATTTGGGTCAGGCGTTCATTCGATGTGGCGGTGTGGGCGTCGACCTGCGCGCGCGCGGTCTCGCCAGCGGCGGTGGCCTTGTCATCTCTGTTGCGAGCACACAGAAGCGCATCCCTCTCCGCGCGCGCGTAATCTCGATCCGCCTCAGCCGCCTTGGCGCTGGCATCGGAAAGAGCGGCACTCCCGCGAAAGTACAGAGCGCTGATCAGCGCGGCGACCGCCAGCACCAGGAGCGCAGCTGAGATGTATTGCCAGATTTGGGCGCGCGCTTCGGAGAAGTCGATCACATCGGCGTCCTGTAGCAATGGCCACGTGCATCAGTACGAACAACACAAGACCTGCGGATGTCATGCGCGGCGCACCAAAGCACCGCCAGCAGCAGAGCCTTACTCACCGCGTCACCGCCGAGTCGCCGACATTGCCGGCCATGTAGAGCCCCAGCACCCAGGCCGACTGGGTTAGCCACTGGGCGGCGTCCATCTTGCCCATGGCAAAGAACACGACACCGGCCAGCCAGCCGGCGCACGCCAACGCGAACTTGCGTGACGCCCAGCGGCGGTCGATACCTGTGGGCTGCGAGTCAGTGCTCATGGCGATACCTGTGAGTTACCCAGGCACATCGCCAGCTCAGCCTCGCGGCGGTTAGCCAGGCCACGAACTGGCTTTTTGCGGCCCTTGACATACACCCAGCGCCGCAGCTCATAGCACCAGACCGAGGCCGGTTCGCCGCGATTGATCTGCCGAATCAAGGTTGACTTGCAGGCAGCGCTGACGCCGACGTTGTATGTCCAGCTCAGCACAGCCGCCCATTCGTTCTCGGTCAGCGGCTTGCCGATGCAGTTGGCCGCGCCGACCAGGTACTGGCCCAGCTCCGTATGGAGCGTGGCCTCGCACTCTTCCAGCGTGTAGGTCTTGTTCTGCACGCCGTTCGTGCTGCCATAGCAGACCGTGACCACGCCCACGATGTCTTTGTAGGGCGTGGCGCTGTAGCCTTCCCATGGCTTGACCAGCGTAGCGCTCAGGGCAAGCACGGCAGCGACAGCTGCGCCGCCGATGAGTTTGGCTTTCATGCATCATCCTCGTAGGCTGGCCACGCCTGGCGCGCCATGTGCGCGCGGTGCGCTTCATCGCGGCGGCGGTCGTCTTTGCGCTTGAAGTAGAACTGCACCAGCAGACCGAGCACTGCCACGGCCAGGCCGCCAAAGGCGGCAATCTCGTTGGCTGTGAGGCCGCCGACTACGGCAGTGCTGCCGCCGGCGACCGTGAACTTCTGTGCGACGGTCGCGATGGTCGCTTCGGCGGCTTGGTCTTTCACTCGGGTTCCCCTGACTTGCTCATCCCGTACGGGAAGAAAGTGGCTCCCGTC